AGCTACGTGTGGACGGCCGTGCTGGCAGCCGGGACACGCGACACGCCGGAAGGAAGGGCAGCGATCTGGCAGCAACTGGCCGACCTGGCGGCGAGCGTCGGGCACGAAGAGACGCGGCTGCAGTACCAGTCCTATTGGCGCGGCCTGTTCAACGCCGAGTTCCCCCCGGCCCCCCGGTGGGTGGTTGAGGATCAAAAGCTTCCGGGTGGAACCATGGAGGCGAAATTCTCCGACCAGACGGAGGAAGTGCAGGACCGGCTGAAGGCGGTGGCGGTGAAGCGGCTGGCGGCGCTTGTCGCTTCGGCCGAGCGGACGAAGGATGGCGTCACACTGTTCGCCTGGGGCATGGGTCGGCGCGTGGGCGCGGGCCTGATCGACCAGGACATGGCCGACGACGCGATCGACGAAGTGGCCGATGGTGTCGAGGGTGTCTCGGCCGACGATATCGAGCGCAGCTTCGCCGCTGGCGTCGCCAAGGGCTTCGATATCGCGCCCATGCTGCTCGACATGCGGTGTGCCGGATTCCAGCGCACGGATCTCGGCAATGCCGAGCGGTTCAACGCCCGCTATGGCGGCAGCTTCCGTTTCACTACGGCAAAGGGTTGGCTGGGCTGGGACGGCCGTCGCTGGAAGGTGCTCGACCAGGACAAGGATACGCTGCCGGCGGAAGTGCAGGCGGCCGTGTTCGACACGGTGCGGTCGATCCAGCGGGAGGCGGATTTCGTGTCTGCGACGGGCTTTGTCGAGCCTGACGAACCGCTGCCGGAGGATGAAAAGCCACCGATCATGCTGGCGACGCAATGGCACTATCATCGCGACAGCGGGAAGCGCATCGGCGCGATGAACCGGATAACCGACTGGAAGAGCGGCCCGGTCATTCTGTCCGAGCTGATCGTCAAATGGGGCCGCGCGTCGGAAGGATCGGGTCGGATCGGATGCATCGCCGGTCTCGCCAAACGGTGGGTGACCGCGCCGATCGAGGACTTCGATCGAGATCCGCTCGCCATCAACGTGCTGAACGGCACGCTGCGCTTCCGGCGCGACAAGGAAAATGGTTCGACCGTCACGCTCGAGCCTCACCGGCGCGAGGATCTGAACACCAAGCTTGCGCCCGTCACCTATGACGCGGCCGCAACCAGCCCGATCTATGACGACTTCCTGGCATGGGCCCAGCCTGATGCCGGCATGCGCCGCTATCTCCACCAGTGGGCCGGATATAGCGCCAGCGGCGACATATCGGAGCAGAAGCTGCATTTCTGGTATGGTCTTGGGGCGAACGGCAAGTCGACCGCGATCGACCTGTGGGCCCATGTGGTCGGCGACTATAGCGGCACGATCGGGATCGAGACCTTCCTCGACCAGGGCATCAAAAAGCGCGGCGAACAGGCATCGCCGGATCTTGCGCGCCTTGGCGGTGTCCGCATGCTGCGCGCGTCAGAGCCGGAGCGCGGGGCGAAGCTCAATGAAGCGCTGATCAAGGCGGCGACGGGCGGGGAACCGATGGCGGTGCGCGCCCTGCATCGCGGGTTCTTCGACCTGATGCCGCTGTTCAAGCTGACGATCGGCGGCAACTACAAGCCGGATATTCCCGGCACGGACGAAGGCATCTGGCGGCGCATGAAGCTGGTGCCGTGGAACGCGCATGTCGCCGACGGCGATCGTGACGAGCAGCTGCCTGCGAAGCTGCGGGCTGAGGCTGCCGGCGTGCTCAACCATATCGTGCGCGGCCTGCTGGACTGGCTCGATAACGGGCTGATCGAGCCGCAGGCGGTGAAGGACGCCACGGCCGAATATCGGGAGGCCAGCGACCCGCTCGGCCGCTTCCTCAAGCTCTGCACCGTGCCGGATCCGCAGGGACGCATCCAATCATCGAAGCTGCATGAGGTCTTCCTGGCCTGGGGCAAGGCGGCAGGCGAACGCGACTGGTCGAATAAGGGCCTCGCCAAGGCGATGCTCGACAAAGGCTATCAGAAGAAGGCCAGCGACGGGATGCAATGGCTCGGCATCCGCCTGGTGCGCGAGGTGAGCGACTTCGTGGATGAGAACGGCAAGGTTCGCGATGTGGTGCCTACGCTGCCCGACGAGGCCGCCAGCGCGCCCACTGCCGCGCCCGACATGCCGCCTGCGCCCCCGCCCTATGACGACGACTTCGTGCCCGACTTCTGAGCGGCGGCGGCGCGACAGGCTCGAATGCTTCCGGGTTGGAAGGGTGGCGGAAGCATCACTGGAAGGAAGAAAGCGCGGATTTCTGCGCCATTGGAAGGGTTGGAATGATTGTCCGCATGTTTCCTTCACATATGCGCGTGTGCGCGGGCGCATGCGTGATGAAAATATACAATAATCATTCCAATCCTTCCAATCCTTCCAAATACAAGAATTTAGATAGGCTTTTCATAGAGTTGGGTAGTGGAAGGGTGAGAGCATGACGGTTCCGGCAGTGGAAGGTTCGCAATATTGGACGTTTGAGGCGGTGCAGGAGCGCTTGGTGGAGGCGTGGGGCTATCTGGTGCGGATGCCTGATGGTGAGGCGGCGTGGCTGCGCTCCTGCTCGCGTTCCTCCATGCCTGCCGTCATCCGTGATGTGCGCAAGGGCGACTGGATGGAGACGCGGCCCGGTCGCCCCGGCCTGCGCTCTGCCCAGGTTGATCTGGTCGAGCGGCTCCTCACGGGCGACGGCGCATGGATCGAGTGGGTGGTGCCGCGCGATCGGTCGCTGATCGCCACGGTGCTGCGCCTGCGCTCGCGCAAGGTCGGTTTCGATTGGCGGGACGTTGCCGAATCGGAGGGTGTCATGGTGGGCGCGGAGGCGCTGCGGAAGCGCTATTCGAGGGCCATCACCGGCATTGCGGTGCGCCTCAACCGCAACGGTTCGTCGCACGATCTGCTCTGATGCGCGACGAAAGCCAGCATTTCCGGTTGCGGAATGTGTCAACCCCCGGAATTATTCCGGAGTAAATAATGGGTGTCCGTTTCCGCAGTGAATGACCCTATTTCAAATATATGCTTGGTCCAGTCGTGCGATTGGGGGGAGCCAAGCATTCCTCTCCTTGGATGACTGAAGCGGGGCTGGTGGCAACATCGGCCCTGCTTCTCTTTGGGTGACGCCATGCCGACCATGCCAAAGCGGTTACGACCAGCGGGCGCACGATCGCAGGCGCAGTCCCGCAAGGAGGCGGACGACAGGCGCGGCTCGACGGCCTCACGCGGCTATACAAGCCGATGGTCGAAGGCAGCAGCGACGTTCCGGCGGGGGCATCCGCTCTGCGAGTATTGCTCGCTGGAGGATCGGGTGGAACCGTCCACGCTGGTTGACCACCTCTACCCGCACCGCACCTATGACGGTGTGTTCTGGCGGGTCGAGTGGTGGGTCGCCAGCTGCGCCTCATGCCATTCGGGGATGAAGCAGGCCGTCGAGGCTGCGGGCAAGGCCGCGATCGACGCGCTCGCCCGCCGCCTCGGTCGCGAGCCCCTGACCTGACCCGCCCCGAGGGGGGGGTGGTCAAAGTCTAGCGATCCCGGCCCCATGACCGGCGGTCCAGACACGGAAAAATCGGCGCGAAATTCTGCGCCAGATATTTTTTTAAGGCGCTGCATTCGGGCGCGATTTGGCGAAGGAGGTGGGCCGCGCGACGGTCGGCCGAGGAGTGATTTTGTATGGCGCGTGGACGTAGGCCCGACCCCGATCAGGAAGCGAAGGGCTTCCCCAATCGGCGCAAGTCGGCAACGCGCAAGCGTGAAGAGGAAGCCGAACGCGTGGCGCAGCTGCTGATGGCGTCCACGTCGGGCGACGTGCTGCAGCCGCCCGCGATGATCGACCAGGGCCCGCTCTATTCTGGCGCGGTAGCGGTCTGGCGGGAGATGGCGCCGCGCCTGGCGCGCACGCATCGCCTGCCCGAGCAGCACCGCATGATCTTCGCCATGTTCTGCGTCTATTATGCCGATTGGGTTTCGCTGAACGATCAGCTGAAGCAGGAAGGCATGACGCAGCGCGTGAAGACAGTCGCGGGCGGCTTCATGATCCGCGACCACCCCGCCGTGCGTCGCAGGCAGGAATGCTTCGACAACGTGATGTCGCTGTCAAAGCAGTTCGGGCTCACGCCGCACGACGAATATGACCTGTTCAAGAATCAGGCTGGCGCTGCGGCAACCAACCCGGGCCTGTTCGGCGGGGCGCTGGTTGTCCCTGCCCAGCGTAAGGCTGAGCAGGAAGAGGAAACGCGGGAGCCCGCAGCTGATGTCGGCCCTCGGGTCGGCATGCTGGGCGGCATGGACACACCGCCCCCGGGACAGCGGCCAAACTGATATGGACGACCAGTCGGCAGCGGCAACGCTGTCGCCCTGGTGGCGGGAAGGAGATCCGCTGCCGCCCTGGCTCGCGTCGGTCGAGAGCGACCCGGCCTATGCCTGGGCGATCGGCGCGTGGAAGAAAGCGGCGGGCCAGCCCGGTGCATGGTTCGACCATGCCAAGGCCGACCATGTCGTCGAGCTATGGCCGCAGATTTTCCGGCTGACGGACGATCGCTTCGCAGGCGTCCCGTTCCGCCTCAACCTGTGGCAGGAGATCATTGTCCGCCTGCTGTTCGGGTGGAAACATCCGATCCAGATCATCGATCCGATGACGGGCGCGGAAGTGGAAGAGCATGTGCGCATCTTCCAGATCCTGCGCCTCTGGATCCCGCGCAAAAACGGCAAGTCGGAATTCCTGGCCGCGCTCGCCCTCATGTTCTGGGCGGTCGAGGGGCTGCAAGGCGGACAAGGCTATGCCTTCGCCCGCGACGAGGACCAGGCGGAAATCCCGTTCGCCAAGATGAAGGCGATGGTGGCGCATAGCGAAGTGCTGGCGCGGGACATTCAGGTCCAGAGCAGCCACATGTGGCTGAAGCCGCTGTCGTCGTCCTTCGTGGTGCTGACGGGCAGCGACCAGGGGAAGCATGGCAAGTCGCCCAGCGTGACGCTTGGCGACGAAATGCACGAGTGGAAAAGCCGCAAGATCGAGAACGATCTGCGACAGGGCCAAGGTGCTCGCCTGCAGCCGATTGCGCTGTTCGCGTCCACCGCTGGCCTGAAGACGAACCAGACCGGCGTGGAGATCTGGGAAGAAAGCGAGCAGATCCTCGACGGGACGATTGACGACCCCTCGACGCTGGTTGTCATCTTCGCCGCGCCGGATGACGCGAATTGGGAAGATGAGGCGGTCTGGCGATCGGCGAACCCGTCGCTCGGCCTGTCGCCGACGTTGCAGTTTCTGCGCGGCGAAGCGCGCCTTGCGAAGGGCAACCCGGTCAAGGAAGCGCATTTCCGCTGTTACCATTTGAACCAGTGGGTCGATGACCAGGCCCTCTGGCTCAACATGTCCAAGTGGGACAAATGCCAGGTCGGCACGAATGGCTGGCTGACGATGGCCGAGCGCATGGCGGGCCGCCGCTGCTTCGGCGCGTGGGACTTGTCATCGGTGCGCGACATCACCGCGCTGGTGTGGCTGTTCCCGCCGATCGCGGGCGATCCGCTCTGGCATCTGCTGTGCCGCTTCTGGGTTCCCGAGTCGTCGCTCGCCCAGCGGGTGAAGGAAACGAAGGTGCCCTTCGACCGCTGGAAGGAGGCCGGTGCGCTGGAGGTGACGCCGGGTGACATCGTCGATCAGGATTATGTCCTGCGCGCGGTCGAATCTGGCATGAACAGCTTTGATGTGCAGCGCATCGGCTATGACCCGTGGGGCGGCGTCAAGCTGGTGACCGATATGCAGAAGGAAGGGATCGACACCGATCTGCTCCTTCAGGTTCGCCAGGGCATCCATTCGCTGGGCGAACCGACCAAGGAATTCGAGCGGCATGTCTATGCCGAAACGCTGGATCATGGGGGGCATCCCCTGCTGCGCTATATGGCGCGGAACACCATGGTCCGGTTTGATGAGAACCTGAACTACATGCCTGCGAAGAAGCGGTCGAAGGACAAGATCGACGGCATCGTCGCGGCGGTGATGGCGAAAGCGGTGGCAATGGCCCCCGAGGACGACGCACCGAAACCGGAGATCTACAACCTATGAGCCTTCGTGAAAAGGTCGGCCGCTGGCTGATCGGGACGGATGCCGCACAGGCGGATTCCGGCGCGCCGATCAGCAACTCGGCCGAAGTCTCGCTGCCGACGATCCGTCGCGGCACGGAAGCCTACGAATGGTTCACCGGCGTCCCAGCGGTCGCCGGTTTGCCCGTCGTTACCGACCGGAGCGCACTGACGATCAGCGCGATCTGGTCCTGCGTCTCGCTGATCGCCGGTGCCATCTCTACATTGCCGATGAACCTCTACAATCGGTCGAAGGATGGCGAGCGCACGATCCGCGAGAGCGATGACCTGTGGTGGGTGCTGAACGAAGAGTTCTGCCCACGTTGGGTCGCCTCAGCAGGGTGGGAATGGCTGGTGCTGTCGCGCCTGTTTGAGGGTGACGCTTACGCCGAGATTCTGCGCAAGGGCCCCACTGTCTGCGGGCTGGTGCCGCTGCATCCGCGTCGGGTGGAGCCGGTGCCGTGGAAGGACGGCAGCCGCCTTGCCTATGTCGTCTATCCCGAGCCGGATCTGGCCGACCAAACCATTCGCGTCATCGACCAGGATGACATGCTGCATGTGCCCGGCCTTGGCTTTAACGGCACGCGCTCTTTCTCTCCGCTGCGGCACGCCCTGCAAAATGTCGGCGGCGTCGCGCTGGCTGCCCAAAATTATGCCGGGCAGTTTTTCGCCAACCAGGCCCGCCCCGATTATGCGCTGGTCGCCCCGGTCGAAGCGAAGTTCGACAAGGAAAAGATCGAGGATCTGCGCAACCAGGTCGAGGAGCGGCACGCCCTACGCAATGGGCAGGCCAGCAAGCCGATGCTGCTGACCGGCGGCCTCGACATCAAGACGATCACGCTCCCGAACAAGGATGCAGAGCTCGCGGTCACGCGGCAACTGCAGATCGAGGAGATCGCGCGCATCTACAACGTGCCGCCCTTCATGATCGGCCACAATGAAAAGACGACCAGCTGGGGCTCCGGCGTCGCGGAGATGGGCACGGCCTTCGTGCGCTACGTTCTGCGCCGCCACCTCAACGCCTTCCAGAATGAGATCAACCGGAAATTCTTCCGCACGGCCTCACGGCTCGCCGAGTTCGACACGTTCGAGCTGGAGCGCGCCGACCTGAAAACCTTGTTCGAGACCTTCCGTTCGGCGCTCGGCCGCGCGGGAGAAAAGCCGATCCTGACGCGGGACGAAGTCCGGCGCCTGATCAACTATGGCCGCACTCCTGGCGGCGACAGCTTCGAGGAAACCGCCAATGCGAAACCGGCTGCTTAACCTCTATTCCCGCAACGCCCAGATCGGCGCGGGGATCAAGGCCGAGGGCAACACCATCTACCTCTACGACTATATCGCCGGCTCCGAGGCCGACGCCCAATGGTGGGGCGGCGTGAGCGCCGAAGGCTTCACCCGGCAGCTGATGGCGCTGGAGGGCGACGTATCGGTGCGGATCGACAGTCCCGGTGGCGATGTGTTCGGCGGCCGTGCGATTGCCCAGGCCATTCGGGAATATGACGGCAAGGTCACCTGTCATATCGACGGCCTGGCCGCGAGTGCCGCCAGCTACATCGCGATCAGCGGCGACCATGTCGTCGCAGCCCCCGGCGCGTTCATGATGATCCATCGTGCCTGGACGCTGATGATCGGCAACAGTGCCGATTTCCGTGCCGAGGCCGATCTGCTCGACAAGATCGATGCCAGCATTGCGGCCAGCTACGCCGCAAAGGCCGGGGGCGAAACCGACTGGATCGCGCTGATGGACAAGGAAAGCTGGTTCACCGGCGACGAGGCCCTCGCGCTCGGCCTGATCGATGAAGTGCTGCCCGAACAGGGAGGCAAGGCGGCGAACGCGGGCAAGCGTGGCTGGAACCTGTCAGCCTTCGATCATCCGCCCGTGAACAAGATCCCGGGCGCGATGCCCGAACCGGCACCCGAACCGGAGCCCGCGCCAGAGCCCAGCGCGCCCGACGAAATTGCAGCACGCGAGCGGCGGCTTGCCGTCGATCTGCTGACCCAATCTGCCTAAGCGCGCCGCGCGAGGGAGACCACCCGGGCCGCTTTCGCGGCCCTTTTTCATGATGGAGAAGCGTAAATGAGCATTCAGGCTCTCCGCGAGCAGCGCGCGGCAAAGGCGAAGTCGCTGCAGGATCTGGTGAAGAAGGAAGGTCCGTGGACCGCCGACAGCCAGGCCGCCTATGATGCGGGCCTTGCCGAGATCGAGGATATCGACGCCAAGATCGAACGGCACCAGCGCATGAACCAGTTGGCCGCCGAAACCGCGCTCACCAGCAACGTGATCGATGCCGCCAATCGCGTCGGCCGCGACCAGAACAGCGAGGCGAGCCGCCTGTTCGCCAAGTGGCTGCGCGGCGGTGACAATGCCTTGTCGGCCGATGAATGGCAGGCGCACCTCGCCGCCGTGCAGAACACCATGTCGACGACCACCGGCAGCGAGGGCGGCTATACCGTCCAGACCGATGTCGCGCAGACGGTGCTCGATGCATTGAAGGCATTTGGCGGCATGCGCGCGCCCGGTATGGCGACCGTTCTGCAGACGGGTTCCGGCAACGGCATGAACTGGCCGACCAGCGACGGCACTTCGGAAGAGGGTGAGATCCTCGATCAGAACGCCACCGCTGCGGACGCGGACCTGTCGTTCGGCACCAAGGATCTGCCAGTCTACAAGTATAGCTCGAAGACTGTCGCCGTACCGATCGAACTGCTGCAGGATAGCAGCGTCGATATCGAAGCGTTCGTCCGTGCTCGCCTGGTGACCCGCCTCGGCCGCGTCACCAACAAGCATTACACGATCGGCACTGGTTCCGGTCAACCCACCGGCGTGATGGTCGCGGCGGGCACCGGCAAGACGGGCACGACCGGCCAGACCGCAACTGTCGTCTTCGACGATTTGATCGACCTGGAGCACAGCGTCGATCCGGCCTATCGCGAGGGTGGCAATTGCCGCTTCATGATGAACGACAGTTCGGTGAAGGTGGTGAAGAAGCTGAAGGACAGCCAGAATCGCCCGATCTTCCTCCCCGGATATGATCTGGCGAACAATGGCAAGCTCGACACGCTGCTCGGCTATCCGATCAAGGTGAACCAGCACGTGGCCGATATGGCAGCGAACGCCTATTCGATCGCGTTCGGCGATTTCAGCCACTACGTCATCCGCGACACCATGGCGATCGAGATGTTCCGGTTCACCGACAGCGCCTATGCGCGGAAGGGCCAGGTTGGTTTCCTCGCCTTCCTTCGCTCGGGCGGCAACTTCATGGACGTCGGCGGGGCGGTGAAGCGCTACCGCAACAGCGCGACCTGATGACGCGGGGCCCGGCCTAATCGCCGGGCCCTTTTGTCCTTTCATTGGTTTGGGGATCTTCCATGTCGAAACCGAATATCGCGGCTCTGCAGGCCGCCGTCACCGCTGCGCGTGAGGCGCTCGCCGGTGACCCTGAAAATGAAACGCTGAAAGCGGACCTGGCGAAGGCGGCGCAGGCGCTGGCCGACGGCGAGCAGGAACTCGCCGAAGCGATCGAGGCCAGCAAGGTCGAGGTGCGCGTGCTGGTCGATCGCGGCGAGCATAAGGCCGACAGCGTTGCGCGGCTCCTCCCGGCGGAAGCGAAGCGCGCCGTCAAAGAGGGCTGGGCCGACGCGGATAAGGAGGCGATCGCCTTCGCCAAGGCCGAAGCCAAGTAAGGGGCGCGCGCCGCGATGCTGTTCACCCTGACCCCCACGGCCATGCCAGAAGGCTATGGGGAGGCCCTGCTGAGCCTGGATGCGGCCAAGCTGCATCTGCGCGTGGATGATGCCGAGGAGGATGATCTCATTGAAGTGCTTCGCGACGCTGCCCTGCAGCTGGTCGAGAAGTTCTGCAGCGTCCGCCTCGGCGTGGTGACCGGCATCGTGGCGACCTTCCCCGCCTTCGGGCGCGGAATGAACTTGGGCGTCGGGCCAGTGCCCACCGTCAACGTGACGGCCGTCAGCTACATCGGGAGCGACGGCGAGCCCATCGATCTGCCCGCTGGCAGCTGGCGGCTTTCGGTCGATGGCGCGCTGGTCCCGGCACCGGGCACCAGCTGGCCTACGGGCGGGCCGGTCACCGTGACGTTTGATGCGGGCTATGCAGCCGACGCTTGCCCTCGGCCGCTGATCGCAGCTGCCAAGCTGGCGCTCGGCCATCTCTACGCCATGCGCGACGTCGCCATGGAGGGCGAGGCGAGCGGCGGCATGCCCGCAGCCTTTGGCCTGCTATGCAGCGGCTACAGGATGCCGGTGCTGTAATGGCGTTTCAACCGCTGCGCGCCGGCGATCTTCGCACCCGGATCCGGATCGAGGTCGAGGCCCGGGTTTCGAATGGGCAAGGCGGATGGACGACGGCCTGGTCGCCGGTGGCGGTCACCTGGGCGAAGAAGGTGCCGCTGCGCGGCGATGAGATTACCCGTGACAGCATCCAGCGCGCGGTCAGCGTCACCCGGTTCGTGATCCGGCATCGTTCCGATGTGACGGCCAAGCATCGGCTCGTCGAAGTGAAGAAGGTCGGCGATGCCTATGAGGTTATCGGCGGCCCGTGGAATATCAGGCGGATCGACGATCCCTACGGCCGCCACGATCGGCTCGAGCTCGACTGCGAATGGCAGGCGGGCCTCGGCTGATGGCGCGTCGTGTCCAGGGTGGCGCGTCGATCCGCCGCCTCTTTCGTTCTCTGCCCGATGCTGCCCGCGATGAGATCGCCACTGTGCTGGACGACGGCAGCCGGGACATAGAACGGCAGATGGTGGCCCGCGCGCCACGCCGCACCGGCGCGCTGCAGGCTGGCATCAAGCGCCGGCTGCGCCGCAACGCGCTGTCGGTATCGATCGGTATCACCGGCACGAAGGCTGAGAAGCGCAAACTCTTCTATGCCCGCATCCTCGACCTTGGCCGCAAAGGCCAGACCGTGACCGCCAAGAGGCGGACGCCTGGTGGCGGCACGAGCCGCTACACCATGCGGGTGCGCGCGATCGGCGCGAAGCGGTTCGTCACGGGTCGCTATTCGGACGCGCGCGCGGTGCTCAATAATCGACTGAAAGGCGTCTGGGACCGGATCCTGCGCCGCGTCGCAGGGGGTGATTGATGACCAGTGCTGAAGACGCGATCGAGAAGGTCGCGTTCGATCTACTCTCCGCGATCGCCGACCTGGGCGCGCCGGTTTACCAGCATGTGCCGGAAGACACGCCGCCCCCTGTCGTCATCATCGGCGATATCGAAGCCGCGCCGCTGGGCGGGAAGAATGATCCCGACCGCCTCGCCACGCTGTCGGTGATGACCGTCACGGAAGCGGAAGAGCGCAAGTCGCTGCTGCAGATAAAGGGCAAGGCCGAGGCGGCGCTGGATGGCGCGCAGGCTGAGCATGATGGCTGGACCCTGTCCTTCGCGTTCCTCGGCGCAACCGCCGTGCTGGACGCCGAGGGCGCTGGCTATGTCGGCGAGAGCCGGTTTCAGATCCTGGCGCTTCGCGCCTGATCGCATGTCCCGCGCGGACTAACCTGAAGGAGTGAACGATGGGCAAGAAATTGGGCAATGACTATCGGCTGTGGATCGAGAGCGCCACGCCGGGCACCTATAATGAGATCAAGGGCGGCACCTCGCTCAAGATCAACCGCACTTCGAACCTGATCGACACATCGACGAAGGACGACTTCCCCTATGGTACTCAGGCCCCGGGGCTGAAGGCGCTGACGATCGACAGCGAGATCTACCCCAATCTGCCCGATGCCAATGGCTTCACCAAGCTGGAAGCGGCAGCGGCAGGGAGCACTCCGATCGGCTTCCAGATCCGGAAGGGTGGCTCCGAGGGCGTGGAAGCTGACGTGGTGTTTGAAGCGTCCATGTATGTCGGCAACTTCAACACCGACATGGGCAAGAATGATGTCGTGAAGTGCGACTTCCAACTGACGCTGGCCGCCGCTCCGACGACGGATACGCTCGCGTGAACCGCGCGGCCAACAGTGAACGGGGTGAGCTCACGCTCACCCTGGATGGTGAGCCGGTCGGCCTGCGCCCCAGCTATGAGGCTATCCATGGCTTTGAACGCGCGACGGGCAAGGGCCTTATGGAACTCGCCCAGTCCGCGCTTGCCGGGACGCTCAGCGCGGGCGACACGGCCATCATCGCGTGCGAGTGCGTCCGTGCATGGGGCCGCGCCACGGAAAACAAGGGCTATGCCGGATCCAACCCGACCCGCATCGCCGAACTGATGATCGAGTCAGAGGGCGGCTTTTCCATGGCGCTATCTACGATTGCCGGCATGCTGGCGATGGCGACCACCGGCGGATACACCGCAGCGGGGGAACTGAAGCCGACGGCGACGAAGAAGACGACGGCGTCAGCCCCCGTCGTCGGCTGATGGGCCTTGCGGCCGCTGCCCTTCAATGGCGGCCTCATGAATGGTGGGCAAGCACGCCGCACGAGTTCTGGGCTGCCATGGAGGGATGGAAGTCTATGAATTGCGTGGATGATCGTGATAGGTGACGCCCGAAAGGGGAGTCGAAATGCCTGTCTATACCGTTGGTGTCGTTGGAGAATCTCACACCAATTTAGATGGCTCTAGCCGTCAGCTTGAGCTGGAGTGCTGCGAACGGGGGGAAGTGGTTCTCATCGAACCTGAACCCGAGAATGCCTACGATGCCAGTGCGCTCAAGGTGATGTCGAAACGTGGCGTCCAGATCGGCTACATCAATCGCGATCATAATGAGTGGATCGGTGAGAAGATTGCGCAGGGCGCGCAGATCAGTTCGTTAATCCATCGCATCACTGGTGGTACACGGTCAAAGCCGTCGCGCGGCGTCGTGCTGACCTTGGGCATCAATGTCGATTCGTTGGCTGACTTCGCCGAATTATTCGACGATGAGGGCGGCTATTATGATTGGCTCGACAGCGTTCGCGAAGCTCTGAACGACTGAAGGTTAGCCTTCTAAGGCAGCTTTCATGAGACGGCGGACAGCCTCGGGGCGGGTTGGCTGGTCAGGCTGAGCGGCAATCCACGTGTCTAGTTCGGCAAGGTCGTTAGGAGGCAGTCGGACGCCTACCGTGGTTGACCCTACAGCAGGGCGGCCTCTTTTTCTTTTAGCAGTTATTGCATCACTCATATTTTCTGCTTAAAGAAAAGGCGGGCCGGAAGGAAGCGGTAACTTCCAACCGACCCTGACCATCCACATGGAGGAACCCATGTCTCAGGCTGTTGCCGCCCCTAGCACGGGCGATCGTTACGTTACATCGGGAAATGTTGGCGAAGTTTCCCCCTCTCGCCGTGGCCTCTTGGCGGGCATGCTGCTCGCTCCCGTCGCGGCTGCCGTCCCTGCGACGGCGGTCGCCGCGCAATGGGAAGACCCTGTTCTGGTATCCCGCAGGGTTGATGCGATCTTCTGGGCTGCGCGCCAGCAATGGCTGGATATCCATGAGGACTGGATAGCCGACTGCGCGAACTATCAGGATCGCGACATGCCCGACGCGATCATGGATCGGTGGGGCATGATGCACGACGCCGCCGAATATGCGATGCTGACGGCGCGCATCACGACACTGCCCGCCCTTTACGCCAAGATGGAAGCGATCAAGGAACGGCCCGACGAATTTCTGCGGAATGAAAAGGACGGCACCACCGTGTTCGAGGCGGTGATGTGGGATGTCGAACGGCTGATGATGAAGGCGCATCTCGCATGACGGCGCTGGTGCAGGTTCGCGGCGAGGCCGTGCTGGCAAGCAGTCTGGACGTTGCGCGGTCCTTCGAGAAGCAGCATGCTCATGTGCTCAGGTCGATTGCCACCCTCCTCAAGGCCCGCCCCGATCTACAATCCAATTTTGGATTGATGATCGACAGCTTTGAAGCGGGCAAGGGCTCAACCCGCCAGCGCCATTATTACGAAATGGACCGCAAGGGCTTCACCCTGCTGGCCATGGGCTTCACCGGCACTCGGGCGCTGGAATGGAAGATCGCCTATATCGACGCCTTCGATCGGATGGAGGCAGCGCTGCGGTCGGCGGTCAATGACGACGGTCGCGATGATCTGCTGCCCGACGAATCGCCGCTACTGGAGCATGTACGGGGCGACGATCTGGAGCGTAAGTTGTCGCTAGCGCGGGAAATCCGCCTTGCCTACGGACGCCCTGCGATCCGGCGCATGTGGAACAGCATCGGCCTTCCTCCGGTGGAGCCGGATGACGAAAGCGAAGAAGTCGATAATGTGCCGTCGTCGGTCGTCGCCTGGCTGAATGAGCGGACGGAGCGCGCGCCGGGGCACAAGATCAGGACGCAAGCCCTGTTTCATGACTTCCGGCGCTGGTGCGTCGAGCAGGGCGAAGAGGATATGAGCATATCGGCCTTTGGGTGGGCGCTTCGTCGCGCAGGCCATCGGTCGCGCATGTCGAACGGCTCCTACCGAATCGGACTGAAGCTGAGGGACTGAACCGCCGCAGGGCGGGTTCCGTCGATCGAAGAGCATTGCAGGCTGCCGGGTTCCCCGGTGGCCCATTTGTCGTGGAGTGAGCATTGGCCACTGATGTGAAAGACCTGTTGCTGCGCATCGACGCATCGACCGAACTGTTGCGCAGGAACATGTCGGCTGCCGAGAATGTCGTCGGTGACTTCGAGAAGGTGGTCGAGCGCGAACTCGACAAGGTGGAGCAGCGCTTTTCGCAGCTGAAGGGCGCGGGTCTCTCAAATTCGCTGCGCGCCATCAAAGAGGATTTCCGGAAGAACTTCACGGACATCCAGAAGATGGCAGCGCAGGCGATCGAAGCGCCTCGCCTGAAAGGTGGCGGGCTCGACCTTGGCGTCGGCGACGCAAAGGCGGCAGCGGCGGCGGCTCAACAGCAGGCGGCTGCCCTGCGCCTGATCGCGGATGCGGCCGAAAGGGCCGCACTCGGCGAGAATGAACTCTCCCGCGCCACCGACATTCAGGTTCGGGCCGCTCGCGCCGCAGCAGCACAGGCCGAACTGCAAGCGCGGCAGCTGGCGGAGCAGGCAGGCGCACTGGAGCGGGTCCAAATCGAGGCTAATCTCGCGGCCGCAGCCACGGGACAGTTTCAGGGCGCAGGCCGTAAAGCGGCTGCGAGCGCGGGTGAGCAGAAGGCGGGCTACCAGCAGCTGTCCTTCCAGATCAGCGACGTCGCCACGCAATTCGGCATGGGTGCGAAGCCCATGCAGATCTTCGCGGGGCAGGCTCCCCAGGTGGTGCAGGCGATCGGCATGATCAAGGGCGAAGCGTCGGGGCTGATCGGCTTCCTGGCGGGCCCTTGGGGTGCGGTGATGTTAGGTGCGGTCACCATCTTGGGCACGCTTGCGCTGGCGGATGACAAGGCCGCTCAGGCGAAGAAGGGTCATAAAGACGCTGCCGACGATCTTCGCGATGCCGTCGATCGGCTGAACAGCGCCCAGCGATCGGCGTCCGAAGCCACGCGGCAAGGTATCATCGACACCATCAATCAATCCCGGGCTTATCGCCAGCTGGCGCTCGATGCCCGCAAAGCTGCTCTCGCTGAATTGGAGAAGGCGAAGGCAAAGCTAGATGCCGACACGCGACTGCGTGCGGCTCTGCGTAAGGGTGACGAACTCACGACCAGCGTTCTCAGTCCTGAAGATGCTTCGTTAAAGGCGCAGGTCGATGCGCTCGAAAAGCAAGTCAAAGAGCAGAAGGTCAAAATCTACGAGTCGAGCAATGCCATGCTCGCCGGCCATGCGCAGCTGATCCAGCGTGACGTCGCGGCCAGAAATGATCCGCGCACTGGTGTGGAGCAACGGTTCGCCGATGCAAACGAAACGGCTTGGCGCTCTTTCCAGCGGACGGGGGATCGCTCCGCATATGATGCTGCTGTCAATCGCAACACTCAGACGCGCGATGCCTCGCTCAAGCTGCTCGAAACGCGGAACAAGGGCGATCGATCAGAGCGGGCGGCGGCGCGTCGTGCTGCCCGATCGGATGCGCGTTATGAGGACGATAGGGATAATTTCGCGGTCGCCGGTCTGCGCGCCCAGGCCGATTATAGTGGCGAGATCGACGATCGGCTGAAGGCAGAACTGGCCGCGCTCGACGCCCAGCTTGAAAGCTACAAGCGCCGGCTCGACCTGGACGAAAACCTCTCCTCCGCCCAGCGCAGCGAACTGGTGGCCGCGCAGGCTGCCGTGGTCGCGCAGGAAAAGATCAACGCCGAACGGAAGGCGGCCGACGATCGGGCCCGAGAACGGTTCGAGCTGGAGACCGCCGCCAACAGGGCAATGCAGGACGTGCTGGAGTCGCAGCTGGATCTTGCCATGGGCCGCAAGGAAGAGCTCGCAATCCAGCGGCGGATCCTGATGCTGAAGCAGAGTCAGGAGCGCGCGGAACAGGAGGCCGTGCTGGCGAGCCAGACCGCGACCGCCGCTCAGAAGAAGATCGCCCAGGCGGCGCTGGTGCAGCTGGATGCGAAGCAGGCGGCCGAGCAGGCATCCCTCAACCTTCGCTATGCCAGCCCATTGGAGCAGTATCAGCGGAGCATCGCTCAGACGGGTGCGAACCTCGACGATGCCTTCGAGAATATCGGGGTCAGCGCGCTCGACGATCTGAACAATGGCCTGGTCGATGCGATCATGAATGCGGGCGATCTGGGCGAGGTGTTCTCAAACGTCGCCCGCAGCATTGTCGCTGACCTCATTAAGATCGCCATTCAGCAGACCATCGTGGCCAATCTCACGCGGGCGCTGGGCGGTCTGTTTGGCGGCGGCGGCGGCGCTGTCGCCAGCATGCCGACGTCGGTGCCGCAATACACCCTGCCCAGCCTGCCTCCCGGTTTCGCGTCGGGCGGCTATACGGGGAACATGCCGGTCAACCAGGTCGCTGGCCTGGTCCACGGGCAGGAGTTCGTCTTCGACGCGGAAGCCGTCAAGCGGATCGGTCGCGGGCAGCTGGAGGCGATCCGCAACGGCAGCTTTAGGGCACCGCGGATCTCCGCCGGCACGCTGCAGGCGGCATCGGGCGGTGGTGCTGTCCGGATCGAGGTGGCGAGCACGGAAATGTGGCAGGCGGCGGTCCACCAGATCTCCGGCAATGCCGCCGTGTCGATCGTTGAAAAATCCGCGCCAGTTGTGGTCGCCGCATCGGTCGGCCAGAGCAGGAGCGATGCGATGCGGGCGGGTCGCCGCCGCATTCCGGGGAGAGGTTGATGGCGTCCATATTGTTGCCGACATCGCCGGGCCCGCGCGCGGCGAAGATGAACCTCATGTCGTTCGGGACCATTCTGACGCCGTTCCTGGGCGGGCCGACGCAGAGGATCAACCGGCTCGGCACCCGCTGGTCGATGCTGGTGTCGATGCCGCCGCTAATGGCCGACCCAGATGGCCGGATATGGGCCAACGCGCTCGCGCAGGCGGTCGAAGCCGGTGCTGTCATGCCGATCGTGCAGGACATCGATACGGGCACACCCGGCACGCCCGTCGTTTCGGCGAATGTGGTGAGCGGGTCGATCCTGCCGCTGTCGGGAATGACACCGGGCTATCAGCTGCGCGCGGGGCAATTCGTTTCGATCATTCATGGGGGCCGTCGCTATGTCTATGCGATCAGGGAAGCCGTGACGGTTGGCGCGGGTGGCACGGTCAGCGCGTCGATATTCCCGCTGCTGCGCACCGCACTGTCCACCGGCGACGTCGTGGAAATCGCCACGCCCATGATCGAAGGCTGGATCGATAGCGCCTTCGGGTGGGATGTGCTGCAAACGCCGATGATCCAGATTCCGGACTTCACCATAGTCGAAGCCGCGTAGCGCGTTAGCTCGCGCTACCGTTTGTCACGCTGGGCTGCCGATCAGTGGCCCTTTCTCATTTCGGGGGCACCCGTGGATCCTACTCTTAAAAGTGCGTTGGCTCAGCCCAGCGTGCTGCTCTTTGGCGCGCTCAGGATTGCGCTGCCGACATACACCATCCGGCTGCTGGATGGGTCGGGCACGCTCCAGATCGGCGGCGAGACCTATACCGGCTGCGACGAAGTATTCGGGACGATCGCCGAACTCTCCGAGCTCAGTGAAGAGATCGGCGACCAGGCTCCGGAAATCACGATCAAGCTGTTTCCGCCGAATGTGAGCGCGGCCGCGACGCTCGCCAGTCCGGACATGCAGGGATGCTCGGTGCAGCTGCTCGTCGGCGCGGTGAACATGACCACGGGCGCGGTCATCGGCACGCCGGAAGTCGTGTTCCTGGGCGAGATCGACGTTCCAACGGTCGAGATCGATGCCCAAGGCGAGCGAAGCGTGAGCTTTACGGTAGTCAGCGTGTTCGAGCGGCTGTTCGAGGTCGAGGAAGGGCAGCGCGCGCAGAACGCCTGGCATCAGTCGATCTGGCCGGGCGAGCTCGGCCTTGAGCATATGACGGGCACCGACGTGAACCTCTATTGGGGCGCAAAGCCGCCGCAGGGCAATAATAACAAGAGCGGCTTAGCCGGGGTGTTTCAGCGTGCCGCGGCTGTGAGGGCTGCGCTGTGACCCCGCTTGAACGCCGGCACGCCGCGATCGAGGCGACCATGGCGCGCTATCGCGATCGCCCCTTCGAGTGGGGAAAGGTCGATTGCGCGAAGGTCGCCGCGTTCCACCTGAAGCGCCTGGGCCATAAGATCCTGATCAGCAAGGCGGGCAGCTACAGTTCCCCCCTTGGCGCGTCCCGCGCGCTGCGGCGGCTCGGCTATGCGACACTGGCCGAAATGGCTGACGGGATCGGCCTTACGCCTATTCCTTATGCCCGCATGCTGCTGGGCGACATCGCCGAACTGGAGGCTGAAGCGCCATTGGGCGCGATCGGCATCTACGCAGGCAACGGCAATCTGTTCTGTTTCCATGAGGATCATCCCGGTCTGGTGACGTTCGCGCCCGACAGGATCCTGCGCGCCTGGAGTGTCCTGTAATGAAGGTGCTGCGCACTGCGGGAATGGTGGTGGCGGCTGTCGCGCTGGTTGCCACCGGCGTGGGCATCGCTGCCGGCGGCGCAGCTGCTGCTGCTGCGGGATCCGCGACGGCGGCGACGGCGCTGTCGATCGGCACCTATGCGAGCCTTGGCGCAGGCATCCTGTCCATGGCCACCGCGTTCATGGCCCCGAAAATGGGCGTTGAAGGTTCGGCGACAACCTTCGCGACGAATCCGCAGAGCGGGCTGCCCTATGCGATCGGCCGCACCCGCATGTCAGGGCTGCGCGTCTATGCCCGCACCTATGACGGGTTCAAGCAACAGTCGAAGCACGACATTCTCGCATTCGTGGCGATGCTGTCCATTGCGGGACCGATCCACAGCATTGAGCAGTTTACCGCCGATAATGAGGTGGTGACGTTCGCCTCCAACGGCGATGCCAATGGCCGCTTCTACCGCTACATGGCGCAGGATCTGTCGCTGGGAAACTCGCCCAGCACGGCACTTGCCATGCAGTTCGGCGGCAAGCCCTATCCGGACTGGACTACCAATCACAAGCTGAGCGGTATCGCCCATGCGCAGTGGGCGCTCCGCTTTGACACGGATGGCGACCTCTATGGCGCGGGCGCGCCCGAGCCCGCATGGATCGGCAAGTGGGTGAAGGTCTATGACCCGCGCAAGGATAGCACCTATCCCGGCGGGTCCGGTTCGCACCGCGCCCTCAATGAGGCGACCTATGAATGGTCGGACAATCCCGGCCTGCACGCGCTCACTTGGGCGCTCGGCCGCTGGCAAAACGGCAAGCGGGTGTGCGGCATCGGTGCGCCGGTCTCGACCCTTCGCGTCGCGGATTTCGTCGAGTGCGCCAATGTCTGCGATGCCAATGACTGGCGCGTCGGTGGGGTCGAGTGGACGACAGATAGCAAATGGGACACGCTGAAGCGGATCCTCCAGGCTGGCGGCGCTGTTCCGACCCAGACGGGTGCCATGATCGGGTGTCTCACCTCGACGCCCCGAACGGCGATCGCGACGATCGAGAGCCGCCATCTGCTGGACGGGCTGTCGATCTCCGCGACCAAGAGCCGTCGCGATCGCTTCAACAGCGTCATTCCTCGCTATGTAGATGAGAATAGCGATTGGGCGGTCATATCGGGAACCGCGATCACGGTCGGCGACTATGTGACGGCCGATGGCGGGCAGCGCACGAAGGAAGTGGATTTCCCGCTGGTCCAGGTGTTTGCTGGCGAGACGGCCAACCAACCCGGGCAACTGGCGGCCTATGCGGTCGTCAACAGCCGCGAGGCCGGGCCGTTCACCTGGACGACAGGGCCGGAGTGGATTGGGTTGAAGACGGGCGATGTGGTCTATCTCAATGTGCCGGAAGAGGGGCTGGTCAATCAGCCGGTGCTCATCACGCGGCGCGCGCCGGATCCTGCGACCGGCAAGGTGTCGTTCGCGGGCGAGACGGAAACCTATTCGAAACACGCCTATGCGCTCGGGCAAAGCACGACTCCGCCCGCTCCGTTCCGTCTGGTAGCGCCCGACCTCAAGCCTGCGGCACCGCTCGAAGCGAATTGGGGCGTGTCAGGGGTTGTCTCGGGCGAGGGCTTTCCCGCCCTGCTGGTCGAGGGCGCGAGCGAAATGCCCTCGGCCGACGCCATCGTGATAGACTACCGCAAGTCGGTAGACGAGGCGTGGACCAGTTCCGCCATCCTCTCGGCCGTCGAGCCGGTCAGCCATGTCATTGCGCCGCTGGAAAGCGAGACGGCCTATGATGTCCGGATCGCCTATCGTGTAGGCACCGCGCTCGGCAACATGACGATGTTCGTCAATGTCGTGACAGGGCTCGGCAAGATCACGATCATCGAAGGGCAGCTGAGCGATATCGATGCCCAGATGACCCAGCTGGAGGCGGATGCTGCGGCCGCCCAGACCGCCATCAGCGCGGCCCAGGCCGACATCGATGCCGCCGTGGCCGATATCGCGGCTCAGGGATCCGCGATATCCACCATCGAAGATGCCGTCGCCGCGCAGGAAACGGCGGTGGCGCTGATCGGGAATGAACTCACAGTCCAAGGCAGCGCTCTGGTGACGGTGGAGGACAAGATCGGGGTGCTATCCACGGCGGATGACTCGGCCGCCGGCGCGCTGCTGGCGGCGACGATCAAGACGAGCCAGCAACTGGCGAGCTTCAGCAGCGAGCGCACCATCAGGGCAAATGCCGAGGAAGTGATCGCGCGATCGGTCGATGCGATCGGCGTCCGCATGGGCGCTGCGGAGGCTGGCATAAGCACTGAACAGACGGCGCGGGCCACCGCCGACACGGCGCTGTCGAACCAGATCAACAGCTTATCCGCCACCGTTGACGGCAATTCGGCGGCAATCACTGCTGAAGCCTCCGCGCGGGCCACCGCCGACACGGCGCTTTCGAACCAGGTCAGTTCCGTCACAGCGACGGTGAACGGCCACACGACCACCATCACCAGCCAATCCAGCGCGATCGCCTCGGCACAGGGCAACATCACAACCCTGTTTGGTCGAGCCGCACTGACGGTCGATGTGAACGGCCGCATTACGGGCTATGAGATCGACAATAACGGCACCGTTGGCAATTTCACGATCCGGTCTGATCGGTTCCGCGTGCTGCCGCCCTCTGGCACCACCGACGGGTTTTACATCGACATCGACGGCAGCAACCGGACGACACAATATATCCGCAGCGGATCGGTACGCGTCGTCGAGCTGGGCTGGCTCACCTGATGCCCTGGGGCCTCCGGATCCGTGATGAGGCGGGCAACCTCCTCATCGAGGAAGGCGCGCGCTACGGGCGCGTCGCTGGCTTCTTCGACATCACAGCGGCGAACTCGACGGTGTCTGGCAATGTGTGGACCGGGTCATTCAACGACGCGATCTTTCTCACGGGCACGCCTTGGTCGGCGATCAACTATATCTATTCCTCGATCCCCCGGATTCCGGTGCTCAGCGTGGGCATCTCGGTTTCCGGCCAGACGCTCAGCTGGTCGGTAGACCGCAATGTGTCGCCTGCTTCCAACGTCACTACCGTCCGCCTTCTCTACGGGGTTTATTGATGCCGCACGGGCTTAGAATTGTTGGATCATCCGGCGCGGTGCAGATCGACCAGTTCTACCGGAACCTGATGCTGCGGGGCGTGCCCACGGCCACCACTTCGTCGCCGGATAAGAGCAACTATCAGACGTTCACCGAATATCTGAAGAATGGCTACAGCTTCATGGGTGCGCCTGCGCAGAACCCGGTCACGACGCCACTCGTGTTCTTTCCTGCCGATACCTACACCGGGCTGAGCGACGGCGGCCAGATCGTGACGAACAAGGCGCGGGGCAGCAGTTCGAAGCTTGCCGTGTTCGATGTGCCTCTCGCGCTGCCGACGCCGCTCAATAAATGGGGCCTGGTGGTGCGAACCGCCGCCGGCGAAGTGTGCTATTATTCCGGCTACAACTATTTGCGCGTGCATACGGTACTGACCGGCAGCAATTATCTGACCACACCGGTTAACCTGTCGCTGGCAACAAACAGGAAGTGGGGCTTCTGCTTTTTCAAATGGGCAGGCCGCACGCGCATGGACGACGATCGAGCCTATGATGGCATCGGTTCGAACCTGCGCTTCTATCGCATCCGGCGCGAGATCATGGCCATCAAGTTGGCGGCTGGTGCGCTCACGTCCATCGACATGTCGTACATGGATGACAGTGACTATGCCTTCCCGGACATGGCCTGGGATCATATGGATTCTGCGGATCGCTCTTACGCGATCATCGTCGCCGATATGACCCACGTTCCGGAGTGGTGAGGCGAACGCCCGCCATCCTGACCACCTGATTTCTGCCGACCATCATCCGCGCTTCGCCGCGCGCCCATCCACGCGCCCGTAAGGAGAATGACATTGCCCTGGTACAACACGGGAACGGTTACCGTCACCAACAACAGCGCCACAGTTACCGGCGCAGGCACGGCCTGGGTCGATAATGTCGATGCTGGACAGGCTTTCGTCGGACCAAACGGCATCCCTTATGAGATCCTGTCGGTCAATTCGGCAACGTCGATCACGCTGCGGACCAACTATGTCGGCACGACGGCAAGCGGGCAGGCATATCGAATCATGCCGGTGCAGGGCTATCTGCGGGATCTCGCGACCCAAGCAGCGGAACTGGTCTTGTCCTTCGCAACTGTGCGAGACGGAATCGGCGCGGGAAAAATGGTTGACGGCACGGTGGCCGTGCCGGGGTTACGTTTTGCTAGTGATGAAGATACAGGCATTTTCCGCCCGTCCGCAAATGTTCTCGCGCTTGCGACCGGTGGAGTTGAGGCGTTGCGCGTCGCCGCCAACGGTGCTGTGCAATTGGGAACAGGAGTTTCAACCCAAGCGCGACTAAACATCGCGGCAGGCGGCAGCGGTTCTTATGCTATACAAATCTCTTCGGCTGATGGTAACGGCGGCGGGCTGATATATACGACCGAAGAAAGCGGCACAGCTAACGGCCTAATTTTGGACGCTAACCGGGGCAGCGGCAAAATAGTCTTTAAAACCGGCGGGACCGAAAGTGTGCGGGTCACCGCTGGCGGTTCCGTAGGTATCGGAACGTCTGCACCGAGAGGAAGTCTAGAACTCGCGGGCGCTGCGCCCGGAATGTATCTTACTGAAACCGATCAAGCGACCGACGCGAAAACTTGGCGAGTTATTGCCAGTGGCGGTTCTTTTTCAATTCAGACTACTAATGATGCCGTAAGCACAGCGGGTGCTGCTTGGACGGTTTCCAGAAACGGCGTTTTTGTTTCGGAACATTCTTGGTCAGTCAATGGCGCGGCAAGGTTAGTGTTGACCGAAAACATACTCTCTCCGAACGTCGATAGTGGAGTGTTCTTAGGTAGCGCCAGTAAGCGTTGGAGCGTTATCTATTCATCGACCGGTACCATCAACACTTCCGATGGACGCGCAAAGCAAGGCATCGGGCCGATTCCCGACGAATGGTTGAATGCTTGGGGCGACGTAGATTGGGTTCGCTACAAGTTCATAGATTCCGTGCAGGCGAAAGGCGATGATGCCCGGTGGCACTTGGGCCTTGTGGCACAAGCCGTGCGAGATGCCTTCCTGGCACATGATCTCGACGCGCAGACGATCGGCCTCCTTTGTTATGATCAGTGGGACGAAGAGCGAGAGCCAATTCTCGAGGAGCAGCAGGTCGGGACTGAAACGATCGTCATCGGCCGGGAAGATACCGGCATCCTCGATGCTCAGGGGCAACCGATCTTCCGAGACATTACCGAAGATCGCCCGGTCATGGTCATGGTCGACACCGGCGAAACCCGCGTCACGCTTGAGGCCGGCGACCGTTGGGGCCTGCGCTATGATGAGTGTCAAGCCATGGAGGCGGCATGGCAGCGGCGCGAGCTCGCGCATAAAGATGCATTGGTCGCGGCCCTCACCGCTCGCCTCGAAGCGCTGGAAGCAGCATGATCTTTCTTCAGCACATCATCATGGCGCTGGCGGCGCAGTCCGCGGTCGGCGCGCTCACAGGCAACTGGTGGGCAGGCGCGGCGCTCGGCTCCGCCTATTTCATCGGCCGGGAAGTCGCCCAGGCTGAATATCGTTGGATTGAACGGTTCGGGGGTGGGCTGCGGGCCAACATGCCCTGGTGGGGCCGGTTCGATCCTCGCGTCTGGCCTAAGCTGGACCAGTGGCTCGACTGGATCGGGCCGGTTGTCGCGACCGTCATCGCGGCGCTCATAGCAGCGGGGTAATCCAGGAACATGGCAGTGGAAACGGGGGCGTCGGCCGGTGAGGTTGGCGGGATGGTGGCTGGGGCGATCGCCATATTGGCGGCGCTGGGCAAGGCGGCTGCCTGGGCGCTGAACTGGAAGGACGCGCGGGCACGGACGCGGGCGGCCAAGCTGCAGGCGTGGCATGAGGAACTGCGGGCCCGGGAAGAGCAGCAGGACAAGCGCGATCGCGACTATCAGCAGCGGATCGAAACGCAGCTGCGCAGGCTGGCGGTGGAAAATCGCG